TACTATTCGAACCCCGTGAAATCTGGGGTTTTATCAAGAGGTATTAGTCTTACCTTACAACATCTGAAAATAATGTTGCGACGAAAGATGGAGATTGTGGTTCATTTTATATCCTTACCGGACAAACACCTTCACAAAATCAACATGCGCGTATAATCGGTATGCACGTTGGTCTCCGACGCGGTCTCTATCCTCATGCGTGTAGTTTATACAGAGAAATGCTATATGGTAACGAGTTGGTAGATACAAATCAATTAGTGCCTACCGTTACTCCTATCATAGACCCCCATTATTCCTTTACTGGAGAAGAAATCTTGAGCCCAGAAGTTAAGGAGCTAGTAGATAATGCTGTAGAGATTGATGATCCATTTGCGGGTACGACAATAAGTACATATGGTAGTTGTCCTAAAATTTATGCCAAGGGTTTAGACCCTTGCAGGATTTCCACAGGAGTAAGTGATCTAGTAGAAGAAGTGTTTGGTACAACATCTAAAATGATTCCAACTAGTACATCAAAAGTTGGTATAGATCATACTAATACCATCAAAGTGAATGGTCGACACGATATATTGGCAACACAATTTAAGCCCTATGGTGAAAAACTTGGCGAAATAGACGAAGATCTGTTGTTGTCTATCATCAACCATCTCGATGATAGATATCGCGTTATATATAAGAAAAACCCGGGACTCGCAACTTTTGATCAAGCAGTCAATGGCTATCCGGAACATCATCCACTTTATGGAAAGATGAATAGGTTGAATATGGATTCTTCTGCTGGTTACTACTTTAAGGAAAAGTATGGAATTGTAAAGAAGAAGGAATTTTTCGAATTGAAGGGTGATCAATGGGTATTGCGAGATACGAAGGCGGCCATTGACTTTAAAGTTAGAGCTCTCAATATACTTGATTATTTGTTGGCTGGTGTAGCGTACCAAACACTAACGCAGGTACGCTTGAAAGGAGAACTTCGACCAGTGGAAAAAGTTAAAGAAGGTAGGATTAGAACTTTCGATAATACTGACGCAAGTGTAGTTATGGCTCATCGCATGCTTCTTGTTAATGCCATCATTTCGTTCCAAGATATTGAATCAAGGAACCGCGGTGGGCCTCAGATAGGACAAAATGCACTTGGATTTTCCAGGATACGTTACTAGATTTGGAACGAAAAAGTTAATTCAGGCGGACTTTAGCCAATATGATCGTAGACTACACCCACAAGTTATAAAAGCGGCTTATTATTTATCATTGAGAGTGAATGGGCATAAGAAAACACAAGCATTGAAGATAGCTAATGCTCTTACAATTCAAACATGCTATTCTTTCAAGATAGTTGGGAGTCTCATTTGCAAGACACACCAAGGTATTAGCTCTGGTATGTTCTTTACGAGCCTTGGCGATTCAATTTGCAATGAAATAATGATGTACTATACTGTGTCAAAAGCAACACCATGCACACTATCGTGGATATCAGCGAATTTTGATCCTATTATTCTGGGTGATGATATATCAATAGCCGTTACTAAGGAAGTGGAATCAATACCTGATATTCTCAGTAGTATAACAACTGCATATACCGCAATGGGAATGAAAGTTACATCTGCTGATAAAAAAGGCGAGATTTCCTTTGACAATCCTACGGAATTAGCCTTTTGCAGTCGCACAATCCGGACAACTCGTAGTGGAAAGATAGTATGTCCTCTTAAAAAGACCACAATCCTAGCTCTATTCGAATGGGTTACTCCTATCGATAAGCCTACATGCAGCGAAGACTCTCAACCTATGACGACACAACATCAAATTGTAGCTCAGATAAATGAGGCGCTAGGTGAGGCAGCACTACATTCACCTACGACTTTTAAGTTATTCCACACTCTTACAAAGAAAATATTGACACGAATGAGAGAAAAGAAAATTCCCCAATCTATTTTGAATTCTGTTGATCTCCGATATCACCTGGAACGCGAAATCGAAATAGAAAACAAAATCATGGGGAGAAGAATTTTAAATAATTCTTTACAAATAATCACTAATAGTGACTACTCGCAAATAAATATGGAAGCACATGCTATTGTACTAGTTGAGGAATGGTGTAACCATTTCAAGCTGGATAAACCTATTTTAC